ATGTATGCTCCAAAGTCAGCGGGATTGTATGCTGTCAGCACATTGAATATTTTTTTGCCTTGTAAAACCACTTTGATATCTGGTATCCCACCACTGTACGGATTGTTGTCCACTTGCTCCTGTGTGGGACTAGGTGGCAGCCATTCAAATCTAAAAGCAATATAACATAATCCACTCAACTTGTGATTTGCTGTCCAATTGGGAGCAGCGGTCAATATGGAAGATGCCACTTGATCATCCCTGCCATCAAAAAATTGCACCTGTAATTTATTTTGATAATTGCCAGAACTTGCGGTGGCCACTGTGCCATGTGTGTAGGCAGACAGAGGCACGGTGTTGTCATCTATCAATAGACTGGTGTAACCACTGCACTGTCCTTCTGCCAACACTACGGCAAGATACAGATATTGGTTGGTGGTGCCATTGGTAGACACAAAAACTCTCGTGCCTCCCACCATTCTCGTGCCATACACGATGGGTATGTTGGCAATGGCTGAATCTTTGTTGAGAAGCACACCTTGAATATCATTTCGCTGGTCATTAGCAAATTCTGGCATGTCAAATTTTGTGCCAAATGGAGAACTAAAAACACTAGTCAATCCCTTGACCACACCCTTGACTAGATTGACCGCACCTTTAAAAATATCACCTACTGCATCAGCAATTCCACCCATTACATTATCCACTTTCTATAATTTTCACTGCATTTTCTATAACCCAATCTTGATAAAAATTTACTAATTTTATCATTTTTGTCTCCGTGTGCATAATTGAAATGTATTTCTATGGCTCCTATTTTCACAGCATATTCTTTCACAGCATTGAACAATAACAAAGATGTGCTGCCTTTCCTATATTCAGGATACACATAATAAAAATGATCCTGCACAAAAGTTGCATAATTAAATAAAAATTGTTGCAATGACACAGCACAGCAACCTACAATTTTGCCCGCATCTTCCAACACGAAAACTTTGAGATTGCGATTATCTATGGCATTGAGATATGAATTTCTTAATTTTTTAAGATCAAGATAATGATAACTCAAATTGCTTTCCTTGTGCTGTATCTTGTTCAAAGCAAGGCACTGCTCCAAATCAGATTTTTGAAATTCTCTAATAATCATTGTTTCTCTCCCACACTATATCATGCTGTAAAAAATTATTTTTCAACAAAAAATTCTCTTTGCTCACAGGATCCAACAGATAACAATTACCACAGGTTATCACATGATTGACATTTTTTTCATCGCAAAATTCTGTTACAGCATTAAGCAACATCTGATAATTGTTTTCAGTCCTATGCTGGATGTCCAAATGCAAGAGATATATGAAACATTTCTTCTGCACGATCCACGGCAATGAAATCAAATCCATCACCACAAAACCAATCAATGTTTGATCTTCAAAAAGGCCAAGACACTTACATTTGGCATTGATCATTACATTTTTTATTTGGAAATTAAAATGTTGTTTGTCAAAATCCACACCCACATAACCTCGTTCATACACTGCCTTGTAGGCCATGCCCAACACATCATTGACATCTTTGGGTATGATGGTTCTAACAAGTTTCATTACAATCTCCCCCATCTTATATCTTTAACTATCTGCGGTGAAAAATCCATGCCTCTGTCTGAGGGAAAGTGTAGGTTCTGCGATGCTGGATTGGTTCTCCTACCACTGGTTCTTTCAAAATCTGCAAACTGACTGGCACAGGTCAATACGATGCTGGCAGTGGTTCCTGTTTCTTCTATGCTATAACCAGATATCCTACCATCAAACATCAGATACACATCATCTGAAGTGAATGAATAATCTGATTGCAGTATGGCACGATATATAACCACTCGCTTGTTGATATAATCATTGCTGAGGATCAATGCCACCATGGTGGTGTCCACAGCGGTAAATGTCAATTGTAATGATCCCACCCTGAGATCTGAACTCTCCACAATTTCTCCATAACCTAAAAATTGGTTTTGTGCGATATAGACATTGTCACCGCTGTCAGGAGCAGAATCAGAATTGAAAGTTAAATTTATATTGGTGGTCGTGAAGTACAGAGGAGTGCTGAGATGTATTTCTATTAGATCAGCCCCAAATATCTGCGAGGCATCCAATTTGGTCTGTAACTCTGTAGAAATATCTCTTGACATTAGATGTCCTCTCTAACAGCAATTTCATATTGAAAAGTTCCATCCGCATTAGCGGTATATGACTGTTGATCGCTGTTTAAAAACACAGTGATGGGCACATTGGTGTAATCCACTGTGGTGGTTGTGGTGATGGCATCAGTCAAATTGGGATAAAAGGTCAGTGTGTCCACTGTGGAATTGTCTAGATTGACATCTTCAGTGAGCATATACACCTTGTCGTGATTGGAGAACTTGATCAGATCACCTTTCTTTAGGGTGCCCGTGCCACCTGCTACATTACAGGTCAAAACACCTGGAGATGTATTGGCATTCACAGTCACGGTGCCTGAAGCAGTGCCCCTGGTGGTGCTGATCACTGGTGGTACCACGGTGAATGAACTGAATTGTCCATCTTGTTTTACAATGAAACTGTAAAGGCTCATAAAATTTGCTCTGGTGAGTGCGGGAGACTTGAGAGAGAAACTCCAATATTGTGCTCCTGTCTTTAATCTTTTGGTTATGCCGCTGACAGATGTGGTTATCCTTGAAACTGTGTTGCTCTGCCAATTCACTGCGGAGAAACCTGCTGTGGGAAATGTGCCGCTCATGTTATGCTGTCAAACTCCTTTGTCCTCGCTCATTGAGAGCTCTGTTAATAATACTAATTATCAGGCCTTGCCTTGACACTAATAATTCATCAAAATCACTGGCATCTACTGTACTGATGTTAAAATTTACCGTGGCTTGATTACCACCACCTGATAACATACCCATTGTGTCTTGGTTATTGTAGACATAACCATTGCTGTTGGGCACGAACATTTCTGGTCCTTGCTCACCCACTATGTACGGTGCTCTGCCAGCAGAAGCCATACCTCCTGTTTGCAATCCTGGTAATTCTAATCCACCTGCTTTGACAGCACCACCTTTGGCAAAGAAGAATGAAGCGATGGTAAGTGCTGTGTCTATCCATCCACCCCCACCTCCACCACCACCACCCCTGTTGGCACCTGCCGCGGCTGCCGCTTGTGACAATGCTATGTTGGTGGTCAGTGCTGAATTTAAACTGTTGACTTCATTTTTGGTGCCCCTGATGCTCTCAGTGACCATGTCAAAACCTTTTTTGATGTAAGGAAATATGAAAGCAGTGTAAAATAATCTCAATAGGCTCTCAACGATCATGTTCAAAATGGTCTTGCCCAACATCTCACCAGCTTCTCTAGCTGATTTTGCTCCCGTGATCATGGCAGTGAATGCTGATATAGCGGCTGACTCCAGTTCTCTAAAACCTTTCATCACAACCTCTTCAGTGACCTTGGCTAGATTACTGCTTTCAGTGTTGATTTTTTTAAATGCTTCCAATGCACCATATTCAATCTGTCCATACACACTGTTCAACTTTGCTACCAATTCTTGTTGTTTTTTCAATTGCTCGTTGGTCATGCCCAAAGTGGGTAAGAAATCCATGAAGTCTGAATTGACTTCTTTGATCATAGGTTTGAGAACACCACTGGTCTTCTTCGTCTCCTTGCCAATGTTGTTCATTTCTGTGGCAGCCGCACTCATCTCATCAGCCAATGGATCCACTGAACCCGTGAAATCACCCATGCCTTTGCCAATGTCTTTGATTGATCTTCTGATGCTGTCAAATACCAGACCAATGCCCGTTAAAATTCTTAAAATACCACCACCTGGAATCACCAATAACAATGCACCAAATGCCACCTCCAACAAGGCCACGCTCTTGGTGATGCCGTCCACTGCTTGACCCACAGACCTAAGGTTACCTGCGAAATCAGTGCCCGTGATCTCCAGTCCCAATCTCTTGAAACTATCTAATAGGCCAGCATAAGCGGCATCAATACTGTCAGCACCTTCTTTGGCTGCCATCATGGCATCTGAACCCGCACCAAGATACAATTTAATGGCATCAGCAGAAGCTATGCTGTTGTCCTTGATCTTGTCAGTGAGTTCCTTGCCTAATTTAATTTGGAAAAATTCTGTAATGTCCTTGCTGGCACTTATAGTGCCATCTTTGACTTTGGCCAGTTCACCTGCGGCTTTGGGTAAGTCAATGCCCAACGATCTTGACAGTGCCGCGGCTTGTTTTAAATTTTCGCTGAGAGCATTAGTTCCACCCACTCGCAACAGTTCCTGTGCGGCTTTGGTAGCATCTGCTTGGGCAAATCCAAACTGTTTGGCAAATTCAGCGGCAGTGTTAAATGCCTGCGAACCTTTGTTTAGAGATCCTGTCAGTGCATTTAAAGCTATCTGTGTTCTCTGTGTCTGTGCGGCTGCTTGGATCAATCCTCCCAAGACCGCGGTGCCTCCCAGTGCGATGAACGCACCTCGCACCAATCTCAAAGTAGAAGACAGTGAGGCTCCACTCTTTTCAATAGAATTCAATTGTCTATTGACCTGTGTAAGTCCTGATAAACCCCTAACTATAACATCAATACCTAAAGGATATGAAGCCATCAGCGTCTCTTAGCTTGATTTTTTTGTGCCTGCATAGTTCTCATACGTTCCTTGTGTTCAGCCTCCATGTAGCCAGCCCATAGAGACAATTCCAGTGTGGTCATTTCCATTATCTCTTTGACAGATTTCCTCAACCTGTTTGCCAAAGTCATAATGAATTTTAACTCCGCACTGGTTATTACTCCTTTGCGGCTACCTCTGCAGGAATTTCTAATTTGGCATTGTTGATGGCAGTGGCAATCTTCACGATGATCGCTGGATCAGCTTCCTGCATCAATTTGATTCTATCTGCATCTGAAAACAATCTTTTGCCTTGAGCATCTCTGCTCTTGACCAATACCGTTTCCACCAAAGCTTCTACCACTTGTCCCTTACTTGCGTATTCAACAATCTTGGCCTCATCTTTGAAAGAATGCGTTTTTCTAAAATAGATATCAGTGCCCCATTCCTTACAATGGTATTTTTCCATTTCACCTGCAATGGCTGTCTGCCAATGTTGGCTTATCTTATCTGTTATGCTCATTTTTTATTTTCTCCTTATTTGTTGTTGTCGTATCACTTGGTTAATGGAAGGCTTGACAACACCCTGCGGTGCTTTCCTGCTGTATCCATCTTCCAATCTTTGTGCATAGGGTTGTGAGTTGGTTATTTTAGCTCTATCTTTTGTCTTAGACATCTTCCAAGATCTCTTAAACTTACCACTTCTTACTGGGCTGTTGGCCTGTACCAATAGGTAAAGTTCTTCCATAACAATCTTGGTGGCACCAGTGATATAAACATTGGTGTCAGAGATGGCTTTCTTAGAGTTAAATTTAACAACCACATCAACCATATTATAGACTTGTTCTTGTTAATGCACCATCCCCTTGAAAAGTAACACTGCATTCTACCATGCCATCAAAGTTTGTTGTGACAGAGTGTCCTGTTATAATTACGTTTCCAGATAGTTTGATACCAGTGGTCTCTCCTGATGGATATAACTCAATTGAAGTTGATCCGTTTGATCCACCAATAGCACTGAACAAATTTACTTGTCCTTGGTTGTCATCTCTGAAATAAAGATCCATAGATCCAGAGAACTGTTTAAGTCCTGGAATGTATGCTCGTGATCCTGATCCCATTACACTTGTTTCAATAGCTTGTGTTTCTTGATCTAAAGTAAAAGATCTAACACTGGCCACTGACACAGCAGATGAAGAAGTGTCAGAAAATTTAACCACTCCCGCTTCACCTGTGTATGTTGTTGTGTTTGTTGCCATTTATTTGGCCTCCTGTTTGTGTGTTCCACCAAGAACACTCTGTTTTATTACATCAGCATGAACTACCATTTTATATGGCAATCTATTCTGATCACTGATTGGCTTGGTGTTGCCAATATTCCGTCGTTTTAACACGATTGAATTCATTATAATACACCTTTCTTATAGGTATAGAAAACATCCACGGTGACAATAACTTCACCCAGTGGCATCTCTCTTTCCACGATCTGTATGTTACTGATCCTTGTGGTGACATTGTGGATGTTGCCTGAAGTCAAGCTCACGTTCCTGCCTCGCTCTTGTTCTAAAGTTTCTTCAATTCTTTCTACTATCTCATTTCTCAATGTGTCCAATTCTGTGCCCCTGAGATAACATCTCAATATGTATTGAACTTTGCTTCTGCGAAGATCCATGCTGACATCTTCTCTGTCTTCAGATGTGGTCACAACCAATATGGCTGGAAATTGTGTGATGGCTAATTTTACCACATCAAAATACTTACGGCTAACCAATCCAGGTGCTGGATTAATCATGTTAGTAAGTTGTTCAACTATGTTTATTGCTATGCTTTCTCTAGCTGACATTATCTCTGCAATCTTCTATGATAGTAGGGTTTCTTTTCAGTTTCACTAAATGTACCTGAACTGTCAAGATCATATTCAACACCAACCTGTAGTATTAAATTAAATTCATCTTCAAATTTGCTCTTGTAGTAGGACATTTTTTCTCTGAAAACATCACCTGCTGGATCAAAGGTAGACAGCTTGGGATATATGTAATAGGCCAAAACATGATACACTGCGGCTCTCACAAATTGGCTGGCATTTAATTTGCCTTCTTCCAATCTGGTTACATTGCCTGTGAGAACGGAGATATCCACTCTTCCAAACCTTGTTGTGGGCCACCAGCGAATGTTGAGTAATCTCACGACATCGTCGTATGTGTTTTGATGTAAATCGCTAAAATCTTGAATTCCAAATTCTTTGATTTGCGGTTCGTAATTTAACAGATCTGCGTCTGTTGCGAATTGTGACATAGAAGTCCTTCTTTTATGTTATAACCAAGTCCTACTTGATTGTTTTTATTTATTGTATAAACGAGAAAGGCCCAATTAAGGGCCTCCCTCAGTGTCAAACAAAAGTATAAAATTATACTATTGATCTAGTTCCTCTTACGAGACAAGCATAGTTTTGTTTTAACACACCGTTACCTCTAGCAGTAGTGGCTACAAATTCTGTAGTTCTAGCTGAAGCATCTCGTTGTGTTTCTATGCGAATGTTTCTTTTCAAAATATGACCAAAAGCCATAGGTGAAAATACAGCACCAGCCGCAGAAGAAGCAGTAGATTCATCAGCAATAACTGAACTCATGAATATTTTTACGTTAAAAAGTTTACCTACATAAGCAGATGAACTGATTAAACTGTCTCCAACTGTTGACAACGCATTAGCACCACTTGATGTAGCATAACCTGCGTTAGCTAACACTTTAGTCAAGTAATATGCTTGACCTGGGTGTAATATTGCAAAGTAGTCACCGTCTGCATCAGTAGGAGCATTAACTCCTCTTAATTTGTAGACAGCGGCTAATATTGTGTCTGGTGTGATCGCAGCACCTGTTTGACCCACGTTGTGCGTGGTAATGTTACCCTCTGTGAACAGAGAGAAAGCATCAGTATCAATTTTTTCTGCGATAGCTGATCCTAACATAACTCCCACATCAGATGCCATTGTTCTAGCAGTAGATTCTGCTAAAAGGTCTGACACATCTAATCTAGCACCAATTTCTGATGCAGAGATTGTTACAGATGTCACATCCATTGATTCACCATCTAAGTCTTGAGCTTGAGTTGGTGCAGATGCACTGATTGTAGGGTACACAGGTACCTGTACTGTTAATCCTGGTTGTCCAGTGTAGTCATACACTTTAAACAGACTGCCAGCGATTGATTTTTCTTGTGCGGTGAAAACGGCCTCATTAAGGACATTTGTCAACAACGCAGTGTCCAGCGAGGATAAACCTGCTGGGCCTAAAGATGAAGTTGCCATCTTTTACTCCTATTGTAAAGTTAATTTTGATTTACAATACTTTATTTAGAAAACAAGTTTCTACGAAGTTGCTTGTAAATCGCCCTATCCGCTGAATTGTTTAGATCCAACTTGCTGACATCTACGGTTTTGGCACCTTCAGGTGATGTGTTTGATTTACTTCCTCCACCAGCAGGACCTGCTGTGACAAAATGTGGATTGCTTTTCAGCCACTCAGTTACTAATCCATCTATTGTCATAGGGTCTCCAGTTTCAGTGTATTTCACTTGTCCAGATTTTGAGTCAATAACCTCAACCTCACCAGCTTCTGACATTCTAACTTGATCCCTAACGAGCCTCGCGACCTGTTCTGGATTGATAGCTTTCTTGGTAGATGCGGCATTTATCAATGCTCCATCCACTTTGATTTTAGCCAGTTCACTGGATAAAGTTTGGATTTTTAGTTGTGCTTTATCAGCAGTTTCTTTCAAAATCTTTTCAAACTCACCCTTACGTTTTTGTTCCTCAAGTTTTAATTGTTCATCTTTTTGGACCAAAGAACGATATGCCTCAACATCTACACCTTCGTATTTTTTTGCAATCTTAGCTTCAGTCTTTCTTCTAACTTCAGCGGCAATGGCATCCAATTCCGTTTGGGTATAAACTCTGGTTGATTCAGCGACCTGAGATGGATTATTTTTAGAGCCTTCTGTGGTTGCCTCAGTAGCAACGTCTTTAATGGCTTGCAATGATATATCACTCATCGTGTGTTTCTCCTTTTTAGTTGAACAAGGGCAGGATATACCCTCGTAATGCAGTTATTTAGCTGATGTTTATCGTATGTTGAAAAAACTTGTGCTGATGCTCCAAAGCACCAATAGCAAAGATGCCACCACTGTGATCAGTTTGATCCACAGCATGATGTTTTCTATGCAGACCCTTCGCTTCTTGCTTCGCATCAATTGCTTTTGCAATAGGATGGATTTCTTAGTGAGTGTGTCTATTCTTTTAAGGAGATTGCGTTCCAAACGATTCATACTTTATTTACTTTTTTTCTGTGTCCTTGTAATCGTAGTTGTATTGGCCCTCTTCAGTCTCTGTGGTGGTCCATTTGGGCTCATCCTCCACGCTCCAAGTGTGAGTGTTTACCAGTCTGTTGATCATGGGAGGCTTGCTCCAATCCACACCCATGTTGGAATCAAAGAATCTACATCTGTTGTTGGGTTGGATGGCATAGTTGCCGTTGTCCTGTGCAATCACGTGACCGCACTTGTGTTGATCTGGTTTGCCTGCATAACCATAATTGAGTTCATTGAAATCACCCTCTGTCCAGTCAATGGTGAAAAGATACTTGCCTTGTTGTTTCTGTTTGCTTCTGGTGGTGTATTGGACCTTGGCACCTGCCAATTGATGGAACGTGGTCACTGCCACATTGTATGAGAACGAATCCCACAACACCAATTCACTCAATGGTTGTTCCGCCACACCCTCTGATTGACAGAAAGCTGATATGGGAGCTCTCCACCACACTCCACCATCTTCCATCATGAAATGAATAGGGGTGCGTGTTTGGGTTGTCTGCACACACCAAACACCACGCACCAAAAATACTTGTCATGGCTGTCTCTTTGATCTCTAAGATAGTTGCCTCTCACGTAGCATTCTATCAAGGGTATGTTGGCATTAAGATACATTGGGTTTTTTCTTTCTTGGTTGTCTCTGTTTTTGTTGTGCAGTTATGATGGGTTTGCCTATGTTCTTTGAATCAGCATATAATTCTAATATTTCTATACCTCTTTCATAGGCTACTTTTCTTAAAAGAATTAATGCTTTTCTAGCCTTCTCAGCAAATCTTCTGCTGGGATTATTAATTAACTTTTGATTCTGTATAAAATATTCTTCTATTAATATTTTTATTTGTTCGTGCCTAGCACTGTCAACTGGTAATCTGTATAATGCTTTAATTCCCATATGGATTTATAGTATATATTCAAATCCATGCTCTCTGTCTAAAAATTTGTAATCTACCATCAACACACCAAAGTATTCATTCAACCAATCTGTGACATCTTTTATTTGAAACTCTTTGCAAGAATAAACATCTAATTGGATCACATTGGGCTTGGGTTCATTCCAACAGTGTATCGCGATGTGCGATGTTTCAATTATGGCTGTGCCTGACCAACCCACGTTGCCCGCCACGGGACAATAGGCAGTGAAAGGACCTGCCAATATTTTCATGTCTATCCTTGAGATTAAATCTTGCAGTGCTGAATCTAGATCAAAGTCTTTGTCAGGAGCCTGATCTACTAATGCCCTTATTAGTAAGTGCTTGTGCACCAGCTTGGGTTCCATTACTTTTTTTTATACCCTAAAGAAAATATTGCTCTAGACTGTTTCATTGTTTTCTTCTTCTTTTGGATCTTCAATGTCTTCCACTTCTCCTAGGGATTCTTCTATGTTGGGATTTTCTGGTGTCTCTACTAAAGTTTCTTCCACTTCTAATAGATCTAATATTTTCATATCAATTGCGGCTCTTACTCTAGGATCTGTGGGATTACAATCTGCCGCTTTTTTAAGAATGTCTATGTCCAAACTTTTATCTCTAAAATGGAATGCTTTGGGATATTCAATCTCTCCATCAAATACCATGCCTTGCCATTCAGCAAAATATCTCCATATTTGTTCTTCTGCCAATTCAAGGTTCTTGGCTTTTTCATTTAGTTTCGCATCTAATAATACAAATTCTGATTGCATGGCCACACCACTCATCTGTCTTGTTTCAATGGCTCTCACAGCACCTAGATGTGCCATCCTATCAATGGCTTTGATAGTTTCATCTATGGTCTGCAGTATGGCTTGTAAATTTTGTCCTGATGGTTGTAGTATGTAAGGTTTAAGATTGGCATCCATGTCTGCTGGCATTTCAATAATGGCACCTGCTCCTGCTGATGCTTGAGTTTCTGCTGTCTTAACTAATGTAGGGTGATTGGTTAATCTTATCAACTGTTCCGCTTCACTGTATAATTGGTAAAGGAAGTTCTGGGCATCACCAATATCCGCAATATCACTGACCCCAATTCCTTTTATGGGTGATCTATTGGCATAGACCCACACTGCTGGAACTTTGCCCAGTGCATTGGGTTTTCGTTCAATGTCTTCTATGGGATTTTTCTTTTTAGGATTATAACTTTGTAATAGTATTTCATCTCTGGTCCAAGTTCTAATATAGTAGGTTGTGTCTTGTTGATAGCTTCTTTCATCCTGTTCTAAAAAACGAACATACTGCAATTCATACTTGCCGCTGGGCATTCTTATGAATGACCAATCCAGTATATTCTCTGGAGTGTAGATGGTAACATAGGGCCTGATGCCCTGTTGTAATTCTTCTGCTCTCGTGCCCACTTGTGTTTCTGGTCTATCTACCAGTACACAGCAATGGCCATAGATGCTGGATTGAATGTTCACATCTTGGATAAAACTTTTCCAACTTCTGCCATCCATGTCTGCATCTTTTAAAAATTGTTCTAATTCTGGCATATTCTCCATGCTACCAAAATCTCTAACTGGCTCATGTCTGAATAAGAATGAATTGTAGATATGGATCACTGCCTTGCAGTGATTGTCCAATGGTGTCTGTGCTATCCTATTGGCATAGTCAGCATCACTCTCAAAAATATATTTTGTGAGATATTGTCCCATCTTGTATTGCACACCACCTAAATAAGAAGCACTTAAAAATTTCCATCTTCTTATAAAATTGTGATATTCTTCATGGACAGGTAATCCTTGGGTATTGCTTCCTCCCGCACTGCGATCTTGATTTACAAAACTATAATCTGCCATGGGCTCTTCCTACCTTTACGTTGAATGTTTTAACTTCTGATGGTTCATGATATCTATTAATTGGAAATAAGAATGAAATAAGGTATCCAAGGGCATCGTTCATATGCGAATATATTCCTGCCTCTGGCACATTGGTACCTTCTTTGAAGCATTGTTTTTGTATGCTATTTAACAGATTCTGACACCTTGGATGTATTATTATGCCTCTAATTCCTGATGCTGAATGCAGTTTAGAATTGACACAATTGATCCTGTCTCTGATGGCCATATGTCTATTGTGTAGTTTACAAATAAAACCAGCATTTTGCAGTATCATAAGATCTGTTTTACCACCTGCTGATGATCTCCTCTGCCTACAAGCAGGGTCTGGATAAACAAATATCTTCTTGTTTTTGTATCTATTATGTATTTCTTCACACACTTCATCTGTGTTGGATCCATACATACAAATTTCATCAAATATGTGAACCACACCATCTTGAATGTAAGACACAATGGTAGACATGGGAGATACGTTGAAATCCTGTCCCAAATGTAGCATGGTCACGTGATCAGGCACTTCAAAAGTCTTTACGTTGTGTTTGATATCAAAGCCGTAGTAACAAACTCCAGAAAAAGTTTCCCACGTGGCTTCATATTCTTGTCTAAAAATTTTTTCTGATAGATCTTTACGTGCTTGTTCTATTTCTTCAGCTTCCACCCACCCACCTTGCAGTGTGGTATATTGCCAGCTCTTCCAATCAGGATTGCCCATCTGTCCCTGTTGATACAGATCATAGAACCAACTCAGCCCCTTGGGAGTTCCGCAAAACAATGCCTTGCCCTTGGTGTCTGACAGTGTGGGTCTCAGAGTTGCTGTCCATGCTTCTTGCTCTATGTCAGCACACTCATCCATCACTAAAAAATCTATACCCACCCCCCTCAGTGAATCTGGATTGTCTGCTCCTCTGAGACAGATCCTGGAACCATTCTTCAACAGGATGGTGAGCTCAGACTCATTGATGGTTTTGACCCATCGTAGGTCCTGTAACATTTTCTTTATCATTACCCAAAATATATTTTTTGCTTGTCTGTAGCTGGGTGCCACATACCAGCATATTTTAAATGGGTCTCTGGCCGCATAGCAGATCTCTCTCATGGCCAAGGTTGATTTTCCAAATCTTCTGCCAGTGACCAACACACGAAATCTAGTGTTGTCCTGGGCCACTGATTTTTGAGGCTCAGACAGTTTCATTGTGATTATTCGTTATCGTTCCAAGGTAAAGGATCTGTGTTTT